GATTCGGCTGCACGGCATCCATTGCCAGACGGCAGCGGCTATCACACAAACAAAGGCATAACGTGGCGTGTATTTCGTTCTCTATATGGCAACTCTGTTGATGCAGTTAACCGATTCTACCGTATGACGCACGATGATTTTAGAGGCATTTATAAACTCTATTGGAATGGCATCAAAGCCGATAGCGTGAACTCTCAAGTGATTGCTGAATATATGGCAGACTTTGCGTGGGGTAGTGGCGTTGCAGGTGCATCTCGTCAGATTCAAAAGTGGTTAAAATCACAAGGCTACCAGGTTGGTGTTGATGGGAAAATAGGAAGCCAAACGCTTACCGCTATTAATGACCTTATAGAAGACAAAGGAGAGAAGATTGCCTTTGAATCATTAGATGCCCATAGAAGGCACTTTTTGAGCCGTTTAAGGGACTTTGACGTATTTGGTCGTGGTTGGTATAACCGATTGAATGATTTTGTCGCATACGCTAATTCTATGATAAATGCTGACGCTTGAGGAATTAGGAGAAAAGTTTAATGACTTTGGAACAGTATCTCAAAGAGGTATTCCCGAAATTATACAGAATTGGGGCAACCAACGTATAAAGGCGTTACAAAATAATCTACTTAAAAAGCGCAACGGGTATAATAGTGTTGCGAGTGGTAGATTGTACGAAGATATAAGCGGTGACGTTACAACCGATGCTGGTGGATATAATCTATCTATCAAAATGCAAGACTACTACTTTTGGGTCGAGAATGGTAGAAAGCCAACACAAGGCGGTGGAAATGGTCAACTATATAAGAACATATACGAGTGGATTAAGAATAAAAGAGATTTACAAGTAAACGTCATCAGCAAAAGTAAAAACCGAATCGCTGCGACTAAGTCACTCGCATACGTTATTACAAGAAAGATACACGAGAAAGGTACAAAGGCAAAACCATTCATTGCACCTGCACAAAAAGAAGTGCCTACTGACGTACTGGCAAAGAGAATATCGGAGTTTATAATTGACTCATTAACTACTTAGGGGAATTTAATTTCCCTTTTTTTTGCTCTATCCACAAAAATATTTTTGTTATATCGAAAATATGTTTACTTTTGTGGTATGGATTTACAACAAATTGTACAAATCATCAAACTTAAAAAGAAGCACGGCTTGATTAAGCGTGTATCTATCACAACGGGCGTATCTCAGCCGTCAGTAAGAAAGTATTTAAATGGGGACATCATTAACCCAAAAGCAATGAGTGTATTAAAAGCAGCATTAGAGGAGGTAAACAATGAAAGTTGATTGCGCTATATTTATAGAAGGCGACACCTTAGTAGTTGAGTACCCTTATTGCTCGTTGTACTTTGACAAGAACACGATTGAAAGTTTAGCCTATAAGCATTTCGGTGGTGACTTTGAATATGCAGAGCGCAAAGATTGGTCAGATGTAAGCGACAATCACGATTACTACCTTTCATTTACGCTACTCGACAATGACGACAAGTATGACATCTTACACGACTTGATTTACTACCACAATATCAAGCCAAGCGAGGTCGCAGTAATTACACACAACCAAATAAAATTGTATAAATGAAAACATCAGAAAAAATCAACAATCTTACAAAAGCCTTGTTTGAATTTCAAGGCAAAGTAAACGCAGTCAAGAAGACGGCAAAGAATGGACAGTTTCACTCGTTGTATGCAGACTTGCATAGCGTACTAACAACTATTAACCCGGTATGTCAAGAGTTGGGTTTGCTCATTACTCAACACCCAAATGACGATGTATTAGTAACAACTATTTACCACGTTGAGTCGGGAGAGTGGATGCGCTCAGAGCAACTTCTAAGGATGCGAGATGCTAACAACCCTCAGCAGTATGGTTCTTCATTAACCTACGCAAGACGTTATGCTTTGACGAGTATCTTCAATTTGAACCAGGAGGATGACGATGCAAACTCCGCAAGTGGTCACAAGGTAACAAGTGCTAAAGAGGCAATGCACCCTAAACACCCACTTTGGTCTAAAGCGTTAGAACATATTAAAGGTGGCGGTAGTGTTAAGGACATCGAAGATAAATTTATACTTAGCCAGGAATACAAGGTAATGTTAGAGGCAGCAAAGTGACTTATAGAACGACAATGGAAGTTATTATAACACAAAACGAAGACCAATGGCAACAAGCAAGAATGAACCGTTTTACCGCTTCGGTCATTCACAAATTAATGGGGAGTTCACGTTCTGGTGGGTTGCTCTCCAAAAGTGCCGAAACCTTTGTGTATGAGAAAGCCGCTGAGTTGCTTACGGGTATTTCCAAACCAATTTACGGAGATGCTCTCGACTGGGGGAAAGACCACGAAGCAGAAGCGTTCCAAATGTTCTCAGAGCATTTATTTGACCCATTCACATACTATGGTGGTGAAACCTACGTTTTTATACCCTACGGAAATCATAGCGGTTACTCTCCCGATGGTCTGAGCCAAGAGGCAATCTTAGAAATCAAATGTCCGTATAACTCTGCCATTCATTTAAAGAACTTTAGTATAACCGAAGCAGATAGTTTAAAGAGTGTACACCCCGAATACTATTGGCAGTTGCAATTGGGTATGTTAGCAACCGATTTAGAAAAGGGCTACTTCGTTTCTTATGACCCTCGTATGCCAATAGATAAAAAGTTGCACATTGCAGAGATTGAGAGGCACGATGTACAGTTTGAAATTGACGAAAAATTAGAGGCTGCTTGGGAGTTACTGAAAACTATACTGCACTCATAATGTCATAGAATTGTAAAAGGATTGCTAAAATGTAAAAAAAAGAGTTACCAAATAGAAAAAATAATTGTTTTATCAATTGAATATACTACTTTTGAACTATGCAAAACGATAAAAACAACACAATTATGGAAAACACAATGGAACTTTATCAATCACCAACCTCAACTTTTGATGGTCAAGATTACGAATGCGTATGTTGTGGACGTAAATTAAAAGATAGCCACAACCAATATGTTCATTTGAACACTCAATGGGTGGCGGTTCATCCAAGCATTGAAGAATCTGACATTAAAAAATTAACTGGTGCTGAAAGTCAAGGATGGTGGAAAATAGGTAATGAATGCGCTAAAAAAATGAAAGACTTTACATTTAAGTGGGATGACTAAAAATAACACGGGGGCTTAATCGCCCCCATAATTTAAACACTATGGAAATACCAGTAATTATCGCAGTAGTTATGACCGTGATTTACACGATTATCTACATTTTAATCTGCATCATTCGTGAATGGTGGAAGATGAAGAACGACCAACCTCGTTACGTTAACGAGAGTGAAAGACCACACATTGTAAAACCTAAACGCTTTTATAAAGGCAAAGGACTATGAAACTAATATTACAAAAGGTCGCAAACGTACTATTGAAGTACCCTGCAACGAAAGACGATGACCGCCAACTATGCGTGTATTTTTGGCACGAGGAATTAATTGAGCAAGGCAAAGACCCAAGCAAGATGGACACACCCGACTTTTTTCTGATGTACACCTACGGAGGTCTAACGGAAGCACAAACTATCACACGACTAAGGCGTAAACTACAAATGGAACGCCCACAGTTTAGAGGTGCTAAATGGAAAGCCAAACAAGAAAAGCAAGAAAAAGTTAAAAAAGATTTAGGCTATATCGCCAATAAATAAGAAAACCCTAATTAAAAGGTATATGTTAAATTTAAACACAGTAGCAATGGTGAAGACAAGTAACCAACTACAACAGGACAAATCGGTTAACACCGTACAAAAAACAAACGATTACACAAAGTTTAAAACTAAACAAGGTAATCGAGAATTAAACAAACTACATTTAAAAAGATTGATGAGTAGCGTTAAAGAGTTAGACTTGTTACACGCTAACCCAATTTTAGTGAATGAGCGTTTTGAAATTATTGATGGTCAACACCGATTTGAAGTTTGCCAAGAATTAAAGAAACCGGTTTATTTTATTGTAGTAAAAGGTTTAGGCTTAAATGAAATCCAAGTATTAAACGCAAATTCTAAGAATTGGAAAATTGAGGATTACATTGATGGTTATTGCTCAATGGGTAAATCTGATTATTTAGAATTAAAAAAATACATCAAATCAACAAATTTAGGAGTAACCGTATTAGTCGCACTATTTTGCGGAAGTGATAATGGTGATTACATTACTACTTTGAAAAATGGTGATTTAAAAATAACTCATAAAATGAGAGGATTAGTAATATTGAAATGGATAAATGAATGGGAAACGCACTATGCAGGTTTCAGCAGACGTTCATTTGTTTTAGCGTTAGCACATCTTTATAGTGTCAAAGGTTATAATCACGATAAGATGATGCAGAAGATTAAGTATCAATCTGCTAAACTTGTGGATTCCATTAATACTAAAACTTACCTGGCACTTTTAGAAGAAATTTACAATTACAAAGAAAGAGGTGAAAAGTTAAGATTCTTTTAGTATTTTTGTAGAGTATTAAACAACGGAGGTCAGACCGTTATGTTTCAAGATATTTGCCTGTGCAGGTATGGAGGCTGACCACTCTATACTTGTATGGGCTTTTTTTATGGCAAAAGATAAAAAATCATTTTTATTATACGCTGACCAACAGAGCGTATTTAAGCAACTACCCGACGAGATAGCCGGTCAAT